CTCTGCCTGTCGACCCGGCCGCCGCCGTGCGCGGCGCCGGAGATGTTCCGCCCGTGCCAGCCATCGAGCCGGCAATCGCCGACCCCAGCCCCATCACCACCCAGGAGACCACCATGCCGGACCCGGCAGACACCGCCGCGACCACCACCGCCAAGGGCCAGGAGGCCAACGCGACAATGACTACCAACCCTGCGCCTGCTCCGGCGGCCCCGTCCGTGACGCCGCCTACGGCGCCGGACCTCGATGCCATCCGCGCCGAGGCTGATCGTGCTGCCACCGAGCGCATCGCCAGCTACGATCCGGTGCTCGCCGCCGCCCGCGGCCTGCTGCCCGACGACCAGATCGACGCCCAGCGCCAGGCCGCCGTCCGCGAGCGAGTCTCCGCCGATGTGCTGCGCGGCCGCCTGTGGGACGCCTTCTCGCAGCGCGGCCGCGCCGCGACGCCGACGCTGCCGGCCAATCCGGCGGCCGGTCCGGCGTCGCAGGATCCGGAAGTGATGCGCGACGCCATGGCGGAGGCGCTGGCTGTCCGCGCCATGCCGGGCTACCAGGCGCCCACCTCCGGCCGCCACGCCGAGTTTCTCGGCTGGCGCCCCTCCGAGATGGTCGCCGAACTGATGCGGGCCCGCGGCGAGCGAAACATCCCGCGCGACACCGCCAAGCTGGCCGAGCGCGCCTTCCAGACCACCAGCGACTTCCCGCTGCTGCTCTCGGCCGCGGCCAACAAGATGCTGCTCGCCGCCTATGCCCCGGCCAACCCGACTTACCGGCAGATTTTCCTGCGGCGCGACTTCCGCGACTTCAAGCCGCACCGCCACCTGCGCGTCGGCGACTTCCCCAACCTGGTGCCGCTGTCGGAGAGCGGCGAGATCCAGGCTGGCACCATGTCCGAAAGCCAGGAACTGGTGACGCTCACCACCTTCGCCCGACGCATCCGCGTCACCCGGCCGATGCTGGTGAACGACGACCTCGGTGCCTTCACCGACTTCGCCGCCATGATTGGCCGACGCGTCGCCGACTTCGAGAATGTCACCGCCTACGGCCTGCTCAACGGCGCCAATGGCGATGGACCGACCCTGACAACCGGCGCCACCGCCGTGTTCGCCACCGGTGCTGCTCGCGCCAACAAGGCCGCCTCCGGCACCGCGCTGGACCTGACCAACCTGGCCGCCGGCCGGGCGGCGGTGATGAAGCAGAAGACACTGGACGGCCTGCCGATCTCGGTTGGCTCCAGCATGCAGCTGGTGGTGGGGCCAAACCAGGAACTGGCGGCGCGTCAGCTGACCGTGTCGGTGCAGGCGGCGCAGACCAGCAACGCCAACATTTACGCCGGATTCATCCAGCCGCTGGTCGAGCCGTTGATCCCGGCCAACCGCTGGTATCTGTTCTCCGATGCGGTGTCGGCCCCGGTCTACGTCTACGGCTACCTCAACGGCGCCGAGGGGCCGCAGGTCACCACAGGCCCGGTTTCGGGTGTCGACGGCGTCGAGGTGTCGGTGATCTTCGACTTCGGCGTGGGGGCCATCGACTGGCGTGGCGCCTGGTTCAACCCCGGCACCTGAGCCTGCGCCGGCCAGGTCCGGCTGATCCTCCTCTCCATCCTCATCGTCTCGCGGACGGGCGGCCTTCGGGTCGCCCGTCGCGTTTCTGGAGCTCCACAGCATGAAGACCTTCGTTCAGCCGGGCCTCTCGGTCCTTCTGCCCATGCCCTATGACCGCACCTCCGGCCAGGGTGTGCTGGTCGGTGCCCTGTTCGGTGTCGTTGCCGTCGATGCGCTCACCGGCGTCACTGCCGAGGTGGCGGTCAACGGGGTGTTCGACATCACCAAGGAAGCGCCGCTGGTGATCGCCGTTGGTGCCCGGGTCTTCTGGGACAACACCAACAGGCGGGTCACCACCACGGCGACTGCCAACACCGCCATCGGACATGCCGTCGCGGCCGCGGCCTCCGCCGACACCACGGTGCGGGTGCGCCTATCCGGCTCCACCCCGGCGGGCACCTGACGCCGCCCTCTCCCTCAGGAGACACATCATGGCCTATCTGATCGCCCGCTTCCGCGAGGCCAGCACTTATGGTGCGCTCACGGGCATTCTCACTGCCCTCGGCCTGCACCTCGATCCCGGCCTCACGCAGAACATCACCCTGGTCGGCACCGGCATCGCAGGCCTACTCGGCATCCTGATCCGCGACCGGGGGGCCAGCGCATGATGACGTCGCGGGACAAGGCACGGCTCACCGGCGTGCATCCCGACCTGGTGGCGGTCGTTGAGGCGGCCCGCCAGCATGTGCCCTTCATCGTCGTGGAGGGGATGCGCACGCGCGAGCGCCAGGCCCAACTGGTGAAGTCCGGTGCCAGCCGCACCATGGACAGCCGGCACCTGACCGGCCACGCCGTCGATCTGGCACCAACGGTCGATGGCGAGGTGCGGTGGGATTGGCCGCTTTTCTACCCGATGGCCAAGGCAATGAAGGACGCTGCCCAAGTCCGCGGCGTCGCCCTGGTCTGGGGTGGTGACTGGCCGCGCTTACGGGACGGGCCGCACTTCGAGCTCAACCGCGATGCCTATCCGGCGGGGAACGGCTGATGTCGGCATTCGAGAGCATGATGGCGACCGTGCATGCAGATCCAAACTTCGGCACGGCTGTGCAGTTTCGCCGACCACCAGGCGCATGGATGCCAGCGGTCGCGGTGGTGTCGCGTCCCAACGATGCCATCGGAGGCCTCGGCGGCATCGGCGCCCGGGCTGGTAGCCTCAACGCGACGGTCCTCACCGGAGATGTGACACCACTGGAGCCTCAGCGCGGCGACGAGTTGTTGCTCAACGGCATCACTTACCGCGTCGACGATGCGGAGCCCGACGTCCTGCGCCTTTCTTGGCGTCTCATGCTGGCGGAGGGGTAGGAGATGTCTACCCCTCTGCGTGAGGCGGCATTGGCCGCCATCGCGACGCGCCTTGCCGACCAGATGCCAGGGGTCCCGTTGGAGCGGGCACGCCGGTCTCCCGTCGATACCGACAAGGAAGCGCTGCCGCGGCTGGTGCTCACCGGCACCGACTGGGAGGCCGACGAGACGGCGGAGCCGGGCAGCACCCACTACACGATGGGTTTTGTAGTCGCCGGCTACATACGGGACACCACCGACCTGGGTGTCGAGCAGGGGCTTTCGGATCTGCATGCCTCGGTGGTGGCGGCCCTCGCCGGTTGGACGCCCACCGTCGACGGGCTCGGCGAGGCCACCGAACAGGGCGCCGAGTTCCGGCTCTACGAAACCGACGAGAGCGCCAAGCCGGCCGGTGAATTCCTCGCCCGCTTCTCGATGCTGGCGATCGCACCACTCGGCTCGCCCTTCATCCCCTGACGTGCGTCTGGCCGCACAACCTGAAAGGACAAGCACATGAGTACGAACCTCGTGCGCATGAAGTTCGCCGCCGTCGCGGCCAAGATCGAGACGGTGCCTGGCACCGATGCCATCGGCGGCACGCCGGCGACAGGTGACTGGATCGCCTCGGAGATGGAGGTCCAGTTCGACCCCACCATCATCGAACTGCCGGAACTGACCGGCTCGCTCGACAAAGCGACAGCTGTCGTCGGCGGTCTCAAGCCGCGGCTGCGTCTGCGCATGCCCCTGCGCGGTTCCGGTGCCGCCGGCACCGCGCCAGACTTTGGCAAGCTCATGCGCTGCAGCACCTTCGCCGAACTGGTCACCGCCGCCGCCATCGGCGCGCCCACCGCCGCCACCGCCGGCACCACCACCACGGTCACTGCCGCCACGCCATTCGGCACCACCGCCCAGCAGTATCGTGGCATGCCGCTCATCGTCACCGGCATTGCCGCCGGCACCACGGGGATCGTCGACTATACGGCCGCGCGGGTCATCACCACGGGTGATACCGCCGGGACGGCCTACACCACGGGCAGCCTGCTGCAGATCCCGATCAACGTGCTCTACAGCCCGACCTCGGACGAGAGCGTCTACAAGACCGCGACGATCTACTTCTACGCCGATGGGCTGCTGTGGACCTTCACCGGAGCGCTGGGCACCCCATCGCTCGAACTCACCACCGGCGGCATCGGCTTCGTCAGCTTCGAGATGCGCGCCCAGTTCGCCAGCAAATCCGCCACCGCCGTGCCAGCCGGTGCAGCCGCGGTGCTACGCCCGACACCGCCGCGCTTCGTCGGCGGCAAGTGCCAGCTCAACAAGGCGCTGGCCCAGGTCCGCACGCTCACCATCAACGCCGGGGTCAACGTGATCCTGCCGGACGACCCGGAGAGTGCCGAGGGCTATGGCGCTGCCTTGCCGATCGAGCGCGACGTCGCCGGCAATCTCGATCCCTACATGAACACCACCAACTCGGTGGCGC